TGTTTCCTTCTGTGAATCTCACAACGTCAACAGCAATCAAATCATTATCTCTCTGAACCTCTACATCAACCTCTAAAGTTGGTGTAGTTTCTTCTGGAAACCATCCAGCAAAACCAGTTCTAACCGGAATCATTTCTTCAAACTTACCAACAATTTTTGATGTAAGTTTAGCACTATGGTCTTGAATTGCTATAGCCATGATTAATTATCGAATTTTGAGCATTCAGTCACGTTGTTTAAAACGAAACCTAGTGCGGTTAATACATCTTTTAATGCTTTAGAGCCTGCCATAGAATCTAAAGTTACTCCATCTGGCAAAATCAACATTGTAGCATCAATATCTCCAGAAATACAGTAGTTTGCTTTCAAACTTGCTGCATTTGCCATTTCATTGATTCCTTCAATTTTTAAGATACCAATTACGTTTGCCAATGTAGCAGAAGTAGCAGGGCTGAATCCTTCGTCAACTCCATCAGTACCTCCTACGATTGTGAAAGTTGGAGAAGTACCAGTTCCAGTAGCAGCTAAATTAGTTTTGTTTCCAACTGTTGAAGCTGTGAATACAACTGTATCTAAATTAGAAGTAGTTGCTGCTCCAGTTGAATAACCAGTTAATGCTCCAGAGTAAGAACCAGTTGCAGTACCAGCTCCAGTAGTTGCTCCAACAGCTAAATTTGCGAATGCAGCAGCTAATTCAACGGCAGTAGTAGCACCAGTAGAAGTGTAAGTCAATCCAGCGATAATCATTGTTTGACCAGCAGTTAAAGCAGTTCCAAAAACAGCAGTAGCCGTTTCAAATGTTCCAGAGTTTCTAACTACTAGAATCCCATCTTGAGCTTGTAAAGTTTCGCCAATATTGTTGACAAAAACCCCTGTGTTGTATCTATTACCGTAAGTAAAGATATTTTGTGCTGTAAAATCAACCGTTGATTGATTTCTTGTAGCATTTCTTTGAGTTGCGTATATACCCATTTTTTCTTAATTTTTAAGATTAAAGTTTAAAATCAAATGCTGATTCAATCTCTTTGTTTTTACCCTCAACAGTATCTTCAACAGTAGTAGATTCTGTAGTAACAATAGTAGTAGCATTGTCAGATTTAAGCGCTTCCACTTTCCCTTTTTGCGCCATAGCAACTAAAAAAGAATGTGATTGCGCATTTGTGATAGCCAAACCACTTGCGATACCTTCAGAAACAGCTTTTGAATCTGCTTCTCTGTATGCCTCCCAAGAAGCTACTCGCTCTCTTTCAGCAATTACACCTTCTTGAATGATACTTTGTACCAGTTCTGGGTGTGCTTGGTTTAATTCCGTTCTGTTCATTTGTGAATTATTAGAATTTTGATTAATATTTGTATTTGTACTCATTTCTTTTGCGTCTGATAAAACCATTTCAACTACTTGGTCAAAACTTGCAATTCCATCGATAAATGTTCCAACAGCTTCTTTTGCGAAAACTGTATGTCCATTATCAAATTTAGTTCCCTCAAGTTGTGGACGATTTGCTAATGTTTGAGCAATGAAATTTTCATTAATTGGATCTAGCAACTCGTTTACTAAAAGTTGGTAATTATCTTTATTTATAGCTTCCTCGAAAGCCTTGTTTTTCATTGTTGATTTAGTAGCGTAAAGAACAATTGTTTTCTCTCCATCTTGGTCAACGTTTCCGTGAGGCTTTCCACTAAACTGAATCATAGTTCCTACACTTCCAACGATATTCATTTCGCTTTCAGAAAAGATTTTAGTTGAAGCAGATATAATTCCGTAAGCAGCACTTCCAGCCATTCCGCCTTTCGTGATTACTGAATAAACTGGCTTTGTCTGTTTGATAGTATTAATTGCATCTACCATAACTTCAACAGCACCACTTGAACCACCTCCAGAATCAGTTCTTAAAATAAAACCAACAACTCTTTTGTCAGAACTTGCTCTCAACATTGTGTTGGATATTTGCTCCATTCCGATAGAACTCGCACCTCCACTTTTCGTGATAACTCCATTAAGATTTAGAACTACAATCGCTGTAAAATCTTCGTTATTCTCTAACTCTCCAGCACTCCATTCGTTACCATAAGGTCTTGTAACAATTTTTGAATTACTTTCAAACTGAATAGATGAGAACGAATTGTATTTGCTATCTGGTATCTCAAGAGCAACTCCGTTTTGTAAATTTCTCAATATCGCTGACAAAGAATGAAAAGATATTGAATCTACGCACCAAGGAGTTAAACCGTATATTTCTTTTGCTAATCCGAAATTCATATATTTAGTTTTTAAACAAAAAATGAGTTACCCACATTACGTAGATAACTCATTCTTTAATATTTTGTACCGATGTTATCACAACATTAGACGATTAATTCGATACAAATATATAAAATTATTTCAATAAACAACTTTTAAGACATTATTTTTCAAATTTGATACATTTTGTTGTAGAAAATATTTTACATTCTTAAATCAAAGAAAATATGATGCAATATATTTTATACAATTGTAATAAATATGATACAAATAAAAAAGCCTCGTTTCTCCATTGTATAGGGAACGAGGCTCTCATCAAATAGTGTTTTGACTATCTATATTTTTCTATTCTGTCTTTAGGCATTTCTGGTGCTGAATCATCAGACTTAAAATAATGGTAAATTGGATATTTAACAAAACCCTCAATTGCTTTTTCAGCTTCTTCTAATGAACTATAAATTTTAGCTTCTGTAGGAGGATTAATAAAAGAACCAAATGTTCTTTTGCCTTTTTCATTTAGACTATCCCAAAACTCTTTGGTTATAGTTTCTTTCCACCATAATCTACCAAAAGTATTTGTAACAACATTTTTTAGTTGAATAACAAAACCATCTATTCCTTCTTGAACTCTGTAATCTTCTATTTTTTTTGACATTATAAATCTAATTTTAAGTTCGACTTGTTACTTGCGTTATTCGCTTGACGTTGCTTGAACTCTTTCGAAATCCAAGTTTTTAAATCTCTGCCGTGAGCAACCTTATGTTTTGACTTTGTAAAGCCTTGATGAAAGATAAGTTTTGCCTTGGCTAAATTACTAAATACAGCACCAAAAATATTTACTTGTGCAGGAATTGGATTGTTTGCTAAATAATATGCTTCTTTCAAATCATCAGCACTAAACCATTTGAACTGCGTTTTTACCCAAGCCTCTGAAAATGTAAACAATCTGTTGTAATCAGCCTTGTTTGCCATCCGAACTCGGTGTAATGCCTCGTCTTTTGTTTCGATGTATTTCTCCATAGTTTCTACATTTCTGGATTGAACTCTTTACGCATTATCGTATTAATCTTATTCGTGATTGTACTAAAATAAGTTGTTTTCTGAATAGTGTAAGTGTCCTTGCACTCCTCGTTTAGCAACTCGCACATTTCCGTAAGATTATTTTTCAACTCAATCATTCTTGGATTTGTTACTTTTAACTCGTCCAAGCATTCAAGAAGTAACTGCATAAGGCAGTAGAACAAATGCATCTTAACTGATTTCTGTTTCGGGTTCATAACTACATTTCGTTTAAGTATTTAATTCCGTTTAAAACCTTTTTAGTGATTAAGATTTTATCCTCAATAGGAACGTGAAATCTAAACTTAACCATACTAGGGAAATCACTATGCTCTGGAATAAATGGTAAATCCCACAAATCTTTTTCGTAGAATTGTCTGTACTTCCAAGCATCATCTTTCAATTGCTTTTCAATGTAGTCAGAGTTCTCCAACAAATCACGCATTTCAAGTAAATGACTTTCCGTTGGCATAAACGCAATAGCCTCTCCAATATCAACTCCGTGAATAATACAATTAGAAACAATTTGATAGTACTCTGCTTTGTACTCTTTACGGAATACATCAATGTTTCCACTTTGCAAAACTTTCACGTAATCGTAGTGATTAGACATTTGGTAACACTTCAATTCTGAAATACCAATCTTAACTCCATCTTGCAAAATATTGAAATCTTGTGATCCACTCCATTGAGGATATTTAGGATGAATTGTAGTTTGGTCAATAACCATTTCATATTCATTACCAAGTTGCCAATGTACGTAAGGTTCAAACATCTTGCCCCAGAGCATTTCCCATTTGTTTACTGGAAGTTCCAAACCTCTACCAAATTCAAGTTCTTTTTTCTTTCCGTTTAAGTAAGTGATTGCTCCAGCACCAAAACCCAATTCTTGCTTTCCTTCAACCAGTAGCAAACTCACTTTACTACTGGTTATTCTTGCTACTCTATTCGCTTTGTTGTTCATCTTTTATAGATTTTAATCCAATATCAGTCTTTTTTAATTCTTTTGAATATGGTGTATAAAAAGATTCTAAAACATAAGCACCTCCATCTACAGAGCAAATACTTTCATTTCCTTTTATGTCTTTAAGCACAAAAGATTGAGTTTCAAAAATCAATTTTTTATTTTTACACATCACTTTTCAATTTATTAAGTTGGTAAATTACTTTGTCGTAGTTCGATTCATCTTTATCTTTGATTACTTTTTCTATAAATTCAACATCAGCAACATCAACTGTACCCATTGATTCTTTTTTCAATTCAAAAAGTTCAACTACTTTTTTCAACTTATCTTCACTATCTACTACTTCAACGTGAGGAATGTCATTTACATCTCCATCGGAAATATCAGTTCCTTTGATAGTATTAAATAACCATCGTTTAGCTTTTCTTTCTGCTTTACCAATCAAAGCATCATAAGAAGTATATTCGTTTGATTTTATTGGAAATTCAATGATTTGTTTTTTTGCAGTTTCTCCATCAACTTGCCAAGTAATATTTACAGTTACATAAGCTACTTTTTGTCCTGCTGGTTGTTGAATATTTTTATACTCAAAGTTCTTTTTAAGATTTGGCATTTTATCCAATAATGCACCAAAACCTTCTCTTGTTGGGTACATATTTCCACCAATAATGTTAAACTGATTTCCTGTTGCTTCTAATCCTAAAAAAACTCCTTCAATCAAACATTCTTTCACAATTTCCATTGGATAACCATCTCCTTTTTTTGTTACCCATTTACCACCAACTTTTTCTTTAATAGTATCTTGGTCTGTTTTAAAACCTAAACTTGAACCTTGTAAAGCCATTATTGGCTTCATGTATTCATCAGTAAGTTGAGATTTAATTACATCAATAGCACTACTCATTACAAATGCTTTTTGAAAGCCATTTACCTTTGATGCTAATACTGTTGAAATTTCAGCATCAATTATTTTTGATACTGATAAAAATTTGTTTTCTGATTCCATAATTTTGTTTTTAAATGTGTTTCCAATGTGTTTTATTCTGTATTCTTCCAATTGTGGTTGCTCCAACATTATACATTTCAGATAATTGCTTGTAGGATTTTAAACCTTTTAAACTTCTTATTTCTAAAACTTGTGATTCTGTTAATTTACAACCACCATTTGTAATTCCTTTTTGTGGTTTTTTAAGTCCTGTTTTATATGCGTGTTTAGCATTTTCTTTAGGAGTTACCCATTCTAAATTTTCAACTCGATTATCATCTTTAATTCCGTTGATGTGATTTACTTCCGATTTATTTTCTGGATTATCGATAAATGCAATAGCAACTAATCTATGAACTAAAAAACTTTTTGATATTGAATCTATAGATAAGTTGGTTTGTAAATAACCTTCAATTGTTGTATGTGGGTTAAATACTTTTTCTTTGTAATAGGCATAAGCCATATTAACATTCATCCATCTTTTTTGAGGTAAAGCTTTAATCTTACCTAAACTACTTACTTGGTATTTACCCTCGTAGCCTACAACATCCTTCCAAATTTCAAATTGATTTTCCATAACAAAAATTCCCGACTACAGACAAAGGCTAGTCCGTCTGCAAAGTATTTGCGAAGGCAATGTAAGTAATCGGGTTTTTTCTGTGATTTCATTTTTAACGAACTAGCATTGCAAATGTAAACATTTTTTTCGATTGACCGCTTTCAACTGGTCTTATGTTTATTACTGACATACTACAAGTCGTTTAGTTGAGTTAATAAATCAGCTTTTAGTTGTCCAATCTGCAAGTTTGCGTATGAAACGAAATCAATTGCCTCTTGGTTTTTAATTGAAACATCTTGAATGGGAACAAAAGCTAACTGAATGTTTTCCTCTAACAAATGCTTATCTTCTGCCAAACGTTTCACTCTCGCTTTGTTTTCGGCATCAGATTTCTTTTTAGCAAGTGCATCTTGTTTTATTTGCTCTTGCTTATCCAATTCGTCTTGCTCACGTTTCTTTTGAGCGTCAACTACGTGTTGTTTTGCTTCAGATAATATTTCCTCAAATTCAGTTACCGATGCTCTGAAAACTTTATCGGTGTGAATGCTAACATCCTTGAACTCTTTACTGAAAAAGAATTGTAGATTGTCCGTAATGTTGAAATCAGCCTCAAAGAATCTTTTCTTACGAACTTCAAACTGTTCGTCTTGCTGTCTTTTAGTTTCGGAATCACGTTTGTCTTGTTCGACTTTTTCAATTGATAGTTTAGCATCTGAAAGCATTTGTTCAAATTCAGATGAAGTACATTCATAAATAGATTCTGTAGCAATTCCGGCAAACAAATCTTTGTGAACAAAAACATCTTTTTCATTAATACTAAAACCAAGTTCTTTCAATCGATTAACACGAACCTGAAAAATCTCTTGCTTCATTTTCTCGTTTTCCAAACGCTGATTTTCTCTTTCAGTAATGTCGTTTGTTCTGTCAAGCAAAGATTTCGTAACTCTAGCTTTCACTTGGTCAAATAACAAATCGTACTCCTCAAAATCATACTCGGTATTTAATGATTGCTCAATGCTTTCAGCAGAAACTTTCATATTTTCAAAAGTCATTTTCTGAACTATCTCGGAGCAGTAAGTTTCGATGTTCTCGATGTCTTTTTTGATTTTAGCAATACGATTTTCCTCTGCCTTCTGTTCATCTTCTTTTTCCAACTTTTTTCTATCGTCCTCTGCTTTAATCTTATCGGAAGCAATATCCTCCAACTCACGATTAATTTCGATCAATTCTTTCAAGTTTGCCTTATCGGTTTTTTTGTAAGCCTCAAATACTGAAATGTTGTTTTTTTCAATATTCTGAATCAAATATCTTGGCTCACGTAATTCAGCACGGCACGTATTTAACTCTTTTAGTTCTGCTGGAGATAACACTTCCAAAGCAACTAATTCAGTTACTCTCGCCTTATGCTTTTCATGTAATGCATTTAGATTTTCTTTGGCTAAATCATGGTTAGATAAAAGCATCAAACTCTTATCCGTTGAACCCATAAACTCCTTTACTGAAACTTCTTTAGTTCCAAATACCTCTACTGATTTGTTTTCTTCTGTAACCATCTTATCCTTGTGTTTTGTCGTTTAATAAAATTTTAGCAATATCCTCTTTTAGCATTCCATTTTTGTTTAAGTTGGAAACAATTTGTGAAGCAAAAAGCAAGTCGTATCTGTCTTTTAATTGTTCTCCAATTTGTTCGGCAGCAAGAGAAACCATTTTTTCAAACTGAACCTCTTTATCTCTTAATTTACCATCTAAAATACTTGATGCAGTTCTATCTTCACTGAAATATGATTTATGAAGTTTCTCCTCAATGTATTCGAAAAGAGTTACCATTCCTGGTTCTGGATTTGCCTTTGAAGCCTCTCTTGTCTTAATCTTTTTATCGGTAAAAACCTTAGTAACTATTCTCTGAATTTCAGCATCTTTTTCTTGTTCTAATTCAGCATCAATTTTGCTTTTAAAAGAATCCATTGCTTTTTCTTGAAAGGTTTTCCAAACACTAGTAGTTACTTGGCTTTGGATATACCATAAAATCTGTTCGTTAAAAGAACTTTCGTCCTCACTGTAAAAATCTTCTAAATCTACTGTTACGTTAATTTTCATAATACTTGTCTTTTTTAATGTTGTTTTTATTGTTTTAAATTTCTCTCTCCTTAACCAAGTCCTCAAATTCAAGCGAATTATCCTTTAGGTACTTGTGAACCATCGCTACTGACTTCGGTGCTTTCTTTCGCAACTTAATCATTCCTGGACGTGTATATCCAATTTCCTTTGCAGTCGATTCTAAATCAACCTCTTTGCCTTGACCTCGCAATACCTTTATCGCTCCCTCAAAGTCCAAATAAACTTCTTTTGCCATACTTATACTTTTTAAATTAAAAGACAAAAGTAAACAATAGTTTCAATTATACAAACTTTTGTTTACTTTTTTTTGTTAAATATTTTCTACATCAGAACGGCAAGTCATCGTGTTCTTCTTCCTTTGAAGTTGCTGGAGCATTTGTTCCCTCTGAACTTGGTGCTGGAGATTGCGCTTGTGGTGCTTGTGTAGCAGAACTGTTTTCGGATTTAGCACCTCCAAGCAATTCTAAATTCAGAACACTCACTCCCAATACGGAAACAATTGAACCATCCTCTTTTTGCCAACTTCTAGCAGTCGGTTTTCCCTCAACCAATACTTGTGTGCCTTTTTTAAGAAATTGTGCCACAGCAGTATTGTTTCCCCATTTAGCACATTCATACCAAGTCGTATTTACTACTTTCTCATTCGTAGTTTTGTTTATGTAACTTTCCGATACTGCCACACTAAAATTAATCACTTGGTTGTGACCTAAATCTTTTACTTCGCTGTCTTGACCTAAATAGCCAATAATTGTTAATCGCTGCATAATTGTTGTTTTTTAATTATTATTTTTTATAGTAAGTTAAAATGTGAGCAATCACATCTACAGTCCATCCATTTCCAAACATCTTGTAAAGTTGCGTGTCACTAATTCCGCCACTTAAAAGTAATTCTAATTTATCCTTTGGAACGGTTTGAAGTCGTCCGCATTCTCTTGGTGTTAATCGTCTTATATTTCCTTGAATTTTCGCTATTTTAGAAACCGAATCCATGTACTCATCTGAACTTCCAGCTCTACCTTGTGCTAATGTTAAACAACCTGCTTTGTCAGTATTTGGGTTGTGGTCAAATTTTTTCTTTTGGTTATCATTCAACATTACTAAATTATCTTTCTGAACACTTGTGAGGCAATTTGTTTTACCATCGTTTATTGATTCAAGTTGTTGTTCAGTTGGTAATCCTGCAACTCTACTTTTTGGATTTTCTGGATTTCTGCCACGCATTGCAACACAAGTTATCTCAACCGCATTCGTATTTCCAGTATCTAAACAATAAGTTTTTCCATCTGACCTGGTCAGATGCCCTGTACCTCCTTTTTTAGGATTTCCAGAACGAGGCATCATATTGTGAACTACTAAATCCATTTGAGAATGTAAACCGCCACTATTTCCACCAGCAGTAAAGCATCTTGATTTTCTATTTGTATCAATTATAATATTATCTGAAATATCAATTGAACCAGAACTTGCATTTATACAACTCGCAATATCATTTTCAGTTTTGTAATTAATTTTGCCATTATTAAAATTTGCTTTTCTGCTATTCAAATAACCTAACATTTTTTCACTCAAAAAATACTTTTGCATATAAGTATCAAATTCCTCTTGAGTTTCAAAATCAGATGTTTCAAATGTTTCCAAAACATCTTTTAGTAAAATTCCTTTGTCTTTTGGCTGTGGAATACTGCAATATAAATCTCCAAATAAACCGAATGATTCCGATGCAATATTAGTCCAGTATAAACGATTTCTATTTTGAGCAGAAACTAATGCAGAATTTATCTGTATCGGATTTATTCCGATTGCTTGAGTTAAAATCTTTTGCCATTTTGAACCCATCATTACATTTTCAAGCAAAAATTTAATGTTAGGATTAATAACTCGCAATTCCTCTAAAACTCGAATGTATTCCCAAAATAAATAAGATTGTCCTTCAAATTCAAAGTTTTGCTCTTTTAGTTCCAAGTAATGATTTAATGTTAGGATTTCTACATTATCGGTTGTACTCATTCCTTTTCGTTTTCCAGCAAATGAAAAACTTTGACAAGGCGATCCTCCAGCCAATAAATCAACAAAACCCAAATCATAACCTTTTACATTTCTTACATCGCCCAATTGAATTGTGTCCGGATAAAGCAAATCATTTGCTTGGTTTGGATATTTCTCAATCTCACTTGAATATCTTTTATTTACTTTAATATTAGCCTCGTCTAAAGCTAACCAGATACAACCCATTCCGTTAAATAAAGAAACTACGTTTATGCCTTCCATTACAATTCACTTTTTTTAATTCCCGATATTTTACTATACTGATATTTTTTTGCTAATTCTGGATTAGTTTCAAGTTCTCCATTGTGGACCAAGCAACAAGGTTTTAAAAATCTTTTGTCGATGAGTAATGGAATATTATTATCTCTCGCCCATTGGTCATAGAATCCTTTACGTCCAGCTAAATGCTCAATGGTGTTGGCAACATTTTTACATCCCTCGATAAAGCAGACAAATTTTGCTTCAGACAAAATCTCGATTCTAACTTTTTCGTAAACCGAATTTAGTTCCTTTCGCTTATCGCTTACTTTTGGAATAGTGTACTTTTTAGTTTCTGTAGGTTTCGGTTTGGAATGACTACAACATGGACACTTTTGAAGTGAATTGTATTGTCGCCATTCCTTACCAGAAACTTTACAAACCTTTGGCTTGAATTGTGCCATTACACCGCTTTCAAATGCTGTTCTTCGGTGTTATTCAATCCCGATTTTTTCTCCTCTTTTTGGTTGAATAAATCAGTATCTCTTTTGTCGGCATAGATAAACCTCCAAACCTCAACAATAAGTTCTTCAACAATTGATTTTGATTGAGAACCCATATCGCTTTCTTGATTATCAAACTTAATGTAAGGAGATGAAACTTTAATGTTTACATCATCACAAGCCAAAGTTCCTTTCAAGTAAACGCCCTTTTCAGTAACGGCAACTTCCGATAGATTTAAGCGCATAACTTCTTCGTTATAAAGTCTTACTGCTTCTCGTAGCAATTCTTCGTTCTTACGTGTGTTTTCACGTGCCATATCCCAACCTTCTAATAATTTTAGAGATTTAGCAAATGGAGTTCTAAATTCGTTTAACTTGTTAAGCAAGTCCTCGTGAGGTTTTGAATCGCTTTCAACAGTCAAAGCATCTTGTGGTCTTGTAACGTCAAACCATTCAATAGCTAATAAACCCTTTGAGTTTACTTTTAGATTTCGCAAATCGAAATTTTTTAATTCTAGCTTTTTGTTCATTGTAAAAAATATTTAAAGATTAATTATTACTCTAGTTTAAAAACACCATCTTGGTACAACTTCAAAACGATGTCAGCTTCATAAAAAGCATCGTCAGCTCCTCTATGTTTTTCAACATATCCAACATCTCCAAAGAAGTGTAAATGCGCTTCCTCTACCTTTGGCCATTTATATCCACCTCTAGGACTTGGAAGTTTGCAAATATCGGTTGATAGTTTCATTGGACAAGGAAGTTTCTTTGGAAATGTAAAACCTCTGTTTTCTAAAAACCCAAAATCGAATGCGTTGTTGAATGCAGTAGCTCCTAAAACATAGGTGTCTAAAATGTGTTGAATGCGATTTCTTTTGCTTTCAAGTGTTCCAGAATACTTTACCAAATTCACATTCAAATCTGAATTTTGAACAATCCAAGAATTTTGAATTTCATCGAGAGTTATTCCTTTCTCATGGCAAACCTCATCAAATATGATTTCCTTTTTACCAGTTTCTAAATCTAACTCTACGATACCTAATTCTACAATTTTACCGCATTTCTCTAAGAAACCTGTAGTTTCAATGTCTAAAATTAAAATCTTTTTTTCCATTTATTGTTTTGTGTTTTTAGTGTCTGTAATTTCTCCAAGTTTTATTTTAAAATAATCGTAGCCTTCTTCTGCTCCCCATTTTTCAAGTCCGCTACCCATTTCTATTCCTTCAAGTCTTACAATCATTTTTGGAGCATCTTTGCCGTAGCCATTTATGAACTCTACAAAATTATAATCCTTATAAAATGATTTTCCATTTACCGTTCCATCGGGATTTTGATTTGTCAATCGCTTAATCCAATACTGCTTAATTTCTCGATATTCCTCCTTTTTTTCTCCCGAAAGAATCATATAAAACCATTTCTTTTTTAGAGTTAATCTTAAAACTCTTACCATTTCGTCTTGCGTGTTTTTCATTTTGTTTCTATTTAAAAAATAAGTCTAATTCTTTTTGCTCTGATTTTGCTCTGCCGTAAATTCTGAAAATTAAGAAGTTTCCGCCAAACTTAAATGTTTCTCGAATGTCATCAATGTATTGAGTTGTGTCATCGTGAATAACATTCAATGTGATAATTTCTTTTTTAAACTTGCTTTCTTTGGCTTTTAATAACTGCTTACTTGTAGGAGTTTTTAAAATATCTAAAAGAAGTTTTTTCCAAAAGTACGCTCTGTTATCCAAGTCGATTTGTTTTGATGCGTGAATCTCAATCTCCAATCTCATTTTTTCAAGAGGAGGCAAATAAACTATTTTATCTCGCAAGTAAATTTTGCACTCTTGAACTATTTTTGAGATTACGTGAAACGATGTGGCATTATTAAAAAACAAGTTCGCAGTCAAATAGTATTTAGTAAACAATTCCTCTCCAGCTTCCTTACTTGCTTTCACTTTTTTAATCTGATAATAAGTTGGAGGATTCTCAATAACAATCTCCTTAATCAATACTAAATCTTGATTCATAACAATTAGTTGTTAAATTAATTTTGCTTTCAAATGTATCGTAAAGCACTTTTGGTTTTTTTCTTGTAATGTAATGGCAAATATCAATCAAGTCTTGTATGGCAAATAATCGTTGATTCAACTCGATAACATAACCAATTTTCAATTTAGAAATGCACCATTCAAATTTTGCAGCAGTAATACAAAGCAACTCCATTATATCACGCTTTGTTAAAAACTTTTTCATTACTTACTATTTTTTAGTTTATCGTAATAAAACAACATCGTTTTATCAATTGATTCTTGAATATCATCTTGCCGAACCAACTTCGGAAACCTCTTTACTTTTCCATAAACCGAAGCGTGAATGTACCATAATTTACTTTGAGTATCTGATACTGCATAAACTTTTACTTCGTTCTGCAAAAGAAACTGAAATTGATCCGATGTGATTTTATTTTGATAAGAACTCGATTTCTTTGCCAAGACTTTCAATTGTATTATTTGTTGATACTTCTAAATTTCTGTATTTCAGTTTCAGTTGCGTTAACTCGGAAACCAACTCATCGTTTCTATTTTCAGTTATCACGTACTTTTGAACTGCCGATTTAGCTACCGTTTCCAAGTTCTGACAATATGCCATTACTCTCCAAGTTGATTGCAATAATTCAGTAAGTTCTTGTTTCTTTTCCTTGCTTAATTTTGGGTTTAAAATCCACTCCGAAATAGCATTGGAAACTATTGTCAAATCCTCAAGGTTTTTATCTTGAGCAATCCATTGAGCAGAATCAGCATAATCAAATCTTTGCCTACATTGCTTTATGTAGTTGATTGTGTTTTTAGCTTGTAACAACTCAATCTCTTTGACCTTTTCTCTTTGTTTAATTAAGTCGTCCATAGTCTAAAGTAATCCGATTTTTTCAGCCAATTCTAATTCTACAGCCATAAGTTCATCTCCCCAACCTTCTGGCATTTCGTCCTCTGATTCTATATAATCATATTCCGAACCATTTTCATAATCTTTTATTGAATCAAATGAAATTTCATAAGCAACAGGACAACACCAAGAATAACATTTACCAGCTTGACGCAAACCCATTTTTTTAAGAACATCATTATCATATTCTATTAATCTTGCTTTTTTGATAAATTTCTTAGCTAATCGTTTGTTGCACTTAATTTTTCTAGTTGTTAATTTACAAGCAATATAACTAATTTCATTGAATCCCTTACTGTAAAAATAATGATACTCTCCATTAATTTTTTGCATTAAATCACTTTCTCCAGCATCTTTATGTTTGCATCCAAAACAATTATTTACTCCAGTTTCAGTTTCAAAAAATCCGCAATAATTACTTACCGTTGTTAAGTCTGTTATAAATTCTTTCATAATAATAAATTTTAAAAAGGAATTTCCGAATCATCATCATCTTCCATGTCCTCCGATACCGATATTCCTGTTGGTTTAAAATACTCTTTTTTTGCGTAGGTGTCTTTGCCGTTGTAATCCCAATAAAACCTTCTAATCTTTTTATCGAAAAACATTCTAGTCGGACCTACTGAAGCAACCGATTCTGGCTTTGCTTTTGTAACAATAATATCAACTTCATTTGCCGTTCCATCAATTCTATGAACCGTAACTTGACATTTACCCATATCATACCAAGTTGGACCACCTTTCAATTCGTAAGGAGTTGGAGCTTTACGAACTCCATTTTTGTCAAATTCAGTTTTCAAAGGATGTATAACAATGTGAAAATGCATTTTATGTAATTCTGACAAAGTATTTCGATACTCCAAAACGTCCTCCAAATATAAATCATCTCTTGCAATTGATTCTCCTTGTTGCCCGACATATCGTTTCATATCCTTCCAACTATCAATAGTTGCCGTTTGAATACCTCCTTCATTTTTGGTAGAAATATTCATTTGAACTGCCAAATCCCAAAACTCGTAAGGGCTTAATTTTGCTTTAGCACTTACCTTGTGTAGTATCTTAAAATGATGTATTACCCAATCGTAATGCTTATGAATATCCTCCTCTGTAATGTAATTTGACTTGTATCTTTTATCGAATGTTTTACCACTTAATTTGTGAATCAGAATAGCAATTATTTGGTCTTTTGTTCCAACATCCGGAACATAAAGCAAATGCCTCCATCCGTGATACTCTGAAGTGTTTAAAAGCAACTCCAAAAGAAACTCCGTTTTTCCACTTGAAGGTATTCCTGTCCAATCAGTTGCTCCTGGCAAACTCATTGTGTACTTTTCATTGAATATAGGAAACCCCAAATACTCGCCACGTAAAGCTCCTTTTTTATGATAGTCCAACAAACTCTCCCTTGAGTTATTAGAATCCAACAACTCAAACCCTTCTTTTATTTTAAAACTCATTTTGCATTGGTTAAAATTGTCAATCCTTGAGGTGTTTTTACTCTGCTTAACGCAACATACATTTGTCCTTTAGCAAAGCAAGGTAAGGTTAAATCTATAGTAACTTCATCAAAAGTTAATCCTTGTGATTTGTGAATGCTCATTGCATAAGCCAACTTAATAGGATATTGTGTAATGCTTCCAATATCTCGCAACTCAAGCTCGGTTTCATCTTCATTTAAAACATATTCTTTTTTGGAGCAAATTACTTTTTCAATTCCATACTGAACACCATTTACATCAATAAAAAACCTATCCTCTTTAACTCTAAAAATACCTAAAGTTCCATTTACCAAATTATTGTTTTTTGAATTTACCAAATACATAATTTTACATCCATCTTTTACTTGTATTTTAGATTCTAAATTAAAGTCAGATGCTTTTACATTTCCATCAACTAAAGCTATAAACGTGTACATTTTTGAATCAATTGAATTTAATCCTTCAATATTGTATTTATTAACTGTAGAATTATGTGGAGCTAAAATAGTTCCAACAGCTTTTGGCTTTACAAATTGTCTAAAATACGGACTTTTACCTCCTTCTCTGACAATATTTAAGGCATCAATAAATTCAGAATCAGATTGCCTTTGAATCTCATCAAGTTCAATTTCAGTAAAACTCAAATTCTTGTAAACTTTAGAATGAAAAAATTCTACTCCATCATATTCTCTAAACATCATACTTCTCATGTTATCATCAACTGGAGGTTCAAGTTGTTTCATATCTCCAATAACAATTATCTGAAAATCGTTTATTGATTTGCATCCATTTTTTATTAAAGTCCAATTTATAGCATCAAAAATATCAGCTCTGACCATTGATATTTCATCAATAAAAATAACATCAACTTTATTAATCAATCTCTTTTTTTCAGTTTTCAAATAACTACAAGCATTAAAATCCAAAACTCCAAATGGATTTAAACTAAAGAATGAATGCATTGTTTGTCCTCCAATATTATTTGCAGCGATTCCAGTTGGTGCTAAAGCAACTACTTTTTTGTCTTTATTTTTTAAAATCTCAATAGCTTTTTTTACTATAAATGATTTTCCAGTTCCAGCTTTACCAGTTAGAAAAACATTTTTCCCTAATTCTATCTGCTCTAAAAAATAATCTTGTTTCTCTACTTTTTTCATCTAATTAATGATTTGTGTGAACCGAACCTTGTTTTAATCGTTTTAAGCGAACATTTCTTGCCTCTTGGTGTTCTAGTTCAGAAACATACTTTGTAAACTTGTCTGACCTTGAAATGAACTCCAGAGTAACGTGCTTGAAGTCATTTGCTTCGTGAAATTTGTCGTTGGAGGCATTGTCAATAGCTTTTTTAATATCTGCCTTTGTGTAGCCTTCCTTGATTCGCTTATTGAATTGTCGCTTTGTCTTTTCGCAAACTACTCGCATTGACTTTGAAAAAACCTCGTTGTAGTAATTTCTCAAAGCATCAAAATCGAGTTTACTATCATCTGATTTTTTCGGTAGCGATGCATCAACAATTTCTTTCAGCCGTTTCAGTTCTTGAGGAGATAAATCTAAAATTGTGTCTTTACTTAAATCTATTTCTATTGTTCTCATTTTATTTTTAAATTACTAAGTAATATTATTAAGACGTAAGTTATAATTTAATGGAAGTTTATTTTTAGAATTATAAACTTTTTGCATTTGCCTTCTAACTAATTCGCTTCCAGTTCCATCACAAGCACCACAACTTTTTCCAAAATGTCCGCCTCTACCTTCGCAAAAATGGCAGTCTTTAATATTTGGCTGACCTTCCCCATTTTTAACCCCTTTTTTCCTTCCCATTACGAAATCTATATTTTAAATTATTAAAACTACATTAATCAACTCGCTTTACAATATCCCAAATATGACATTCCAAAATAGTGCAAATTTTTACCAATCTATTCACTAATGGAATATCAAGTTTTTTGTATAACTCCAAAACCTCAAGTTGCTTTGATTTTCGCTTTGATTCAAAAATAACAGCACAATGCTTTTGGAATGTATTTGCAGAATTATTTCTGTCAATTTGAGATAATGACGATGAAGGAACTCCTAACTCATCAGCAACACTTTTTAAAGTTTTCTGACGTAGTGTAGGATTGTTCAGATTCCAATTTGAAATTGTTTCTGGAATGTTTGATCGGAATTGTGCCATTATTTTTTTCTGTTGATTTTTACTTGATTGTAATACTCGTTTGTAACCTCTGTTACCTCGCCTTTTTTGGATTCAACAAAACTCTTAAATCCATTACTCGTTTTAAAGATAGTTCTACCATCTTTCAAAACTATTACTTGCTCTCTAATTAATTCTTCCATTTTTTGTAGTTTAAATAAAGTGAATAAAAGAATACAAATGCCAAAAGTAGAATGACTAAAAACACCAATCCAACTTCAAATTGTTCTATCGTTATTAAATTTTTCATCTTACTTTTTTGTTTTAGTTAGTGTCATTGTTTTTCCATCCGAACTCGCAACGTAGCGATAACCATCTTTAAGTTTTTTAGCCTCTTGTTCTTTGGCTAATTCCAAAACACTTTTAGCCGATAACTTTGCCTTTTTTTGCTCCTCGAAAATTGTCAAATCTGGAACTTGATTTTTGTCTTTTCTATTGCTGACTGCCATAATAAGTAGTTGTTTGATTAATTGTTTTACTAAATTGTTTGTCGTTTAAATCAGTTTGGATTTTCGGCATCAGAACCATTAAAACCATTGGCTTGTATTGTTTCGGTGTATTTGCCATTTTCAGCAATCTAATCTGATTATTTATGTGGAATATTTCTTGAGTACACATAGCTAAAAAACATTTAACTTAAACATTATAAACACCCAAAATAAGAATCCAAATATCAATGTCAATATTCCTTTGCGATTCATTTGCTCTGTAGTCTGTGGCTTTCTTCTTTTCATGTTATTTTTTCTTTTTTCGTTTTGGAATAAATATTGGTTTGTGACTTGGAGAATTAAACGGCCAAACTAAAGGTTCGTTTTCTTTCGATAAGTTTTGAACTTGCTCTTGTCTGTTTTTATGAAATTTGTATTCAGCTTTTTTCATTTAACTTGTCTTTATAGTTAATTTCCTTTTTATCTAAAAACCACTTTGGAGCAGTCATAAAATATCTCTTGTCAATAATAATTTTCCCAAACCAATCCCTTTCATATTCCACAACCTCGTAAGTACAAATTGATTTAGGAAACCAAACCAATCTCATTGCAGAAGTATTGTTGCCTTTTTCATCAAATCTCAAATCTACCAAACATCCGTAACTCGTTGCCGATTCTCTTGAAGGACCAACTTGAACTCTAATTAACTCGTCTTTCATTTGTATTATCTTTTCGTATGCAAGTGTATAACTTATTTTAATACAAAACAAATATTTTGTAAACTTTTTTTACATAAAAAAACCTCTTTAAATTAATAAAAAGGTTTTGTTCTATTTTTCAGTATGTTTTATTATGGTAAATACGATGATACTTGACCACAAGGATTATGCGCTCCAAAAGGATATACAATAGTTCTTGGAGGATCATATTCTGTATTTACAAAAACCAAATAATAATTTCCATTAGACTGTACCGTTACGTAATGAAAATCTGGATAATCCACAATGTGTTCGTGGCATACTACTTTAGGTTTTTTTTCTTCAGAGTAATTTTCATCAAAGAAAACCTGCAAATCGGCTTCAGAAGTAAAACTTCCTGTAAAATCATTTGATAAATAATCAGAATAGGCTTTTAAAGCTAAATAATTTTCATCACTCTCTGTGATTTCTACTAAATCAACTCTATTCAACAACTCTGGATTTTCTTTTTGTTCAACTTCAGTAGAACAACTTGTCAGTAAAAACAATGACAACAAAATAAATAAGATTTTTTTCATTTTTAAAATGTTTTAATTAATAAATTAGATTTCAAATGTAGCAATTATTTTTACAAAACAAAAAAAAGCGAATAAAATTAATTACTCGCTTTTCCAACTTAACCTATTTTAAAAATCTAACTACTTCAAAAGTAACACTTTTATTCCAATATATGCAACTGCTCCCCAAAATCCGTATTTATAAATTGCCTTTGTCGTATTGGTTCGTTTATAAATCTTTTCCCAATTAATTATAATACCATTCAAATCATCGGTTTCAGATTCTTTCAAGGAATACGATT